GTGTCTCAGTGCTTCCTTTCGGGAACGCATTGCCTGAGGTTTCAGTTTTCGTTTCTGTTCTTTCTTAGAGTGGTGCTTCCAATTTGGGACTTGCATTGTTCTTTGTTGTATCAGGACATCATACGTGAAAAACCTTTGACTTTCTCGAAACGGATGACACTTTGGAATTTGTCATGTAAGTCTGACTTATGAGAGATAACAAATATGTTAGCATCTTTAACTACATAACGAATGATCTTAAGAAACTCATCTGTACCATAACCATCCAAAGAACTGTCAAATACCTCATCAAGAATTAAAAGATTAGTGCTGGTTGAGTTTTTGAACTTGGCAACTTCTCTCCAAGTGAAAAGAAGAGCTAAGTCTATTCTTTGTTTTTCACCTTCACTAAATGAACTATAAGAAAAATCCTCGTGGATTGGTGATTGAATTGTTTCATTAAACTCTTCATCAAGAGTAAAATTAATATAAAAATCCATCATCTGAAGATACTTATTAACCTGCTGATTAATTAGAGGAAGATACTTTTTAATAATCTTCGTCTTTACACCACCATCCTTTAAAAGACTGTAGATATAATCGTAGTAAGTAATGTCCTCTTTTTGCTTATAGAAGTTTTCAGTTAATGATTGAAGATCTTTTCTAAACTTTTCTAACTTTTCATGTTCAACATTTCGGTTTGCAAGGTCTTCGGTAGTTCTTTGAATTTCATGTTGTAAATCTCTGATCTGTCGATGAATTGATGTAATCCGAGAATTATTTTTAGAAATGTCATTCGTTAAGTTAGAAACATCTTTTGAAACCTGAAGGAAATGATCTTCTCTGACTTCTTCATTGTGAATTGCCTGCTCAAGTTCTTTATAAGCATTTTGCAGTTCTTTTGCCTTTAATTTGGCTTCACTAATTTTATTTAACCTAAACTCTTCTTCCAGATCTTGAGTGCATGTGGGGCATACCGTATTTTCCTTGAAGAAACTATGCTCCTCAGTAATCGTTGTTACCTTCTGCGTCATCTTTCCTTTAAGGTTTCCTAACTTACGAAGTTTGTCTTTTGCACCCTTATAAGTTTCCAGTTTTTTATTCAAGTCTTCAATTTCATTCCCAAGATTTTTTACTTTCTCTCCAAGAGCAGTTTCTTCATCACAAAGTTCAGTAATTTTATCTTCTTTATGTTTTATCGATTCTTTTCCTCGATTTTCAATATCTTCAATAAAAGTTTCTTGCATTTCAATCTTGTCAGAAACAGATTCTTTCTTGAGGTCAATACTTCTAACTTGCTCTTTCAAAAAACGAATCTTATCTTTGACAATAGTTGTCATTGAAGAAAAGATTTTGATGTCAAGCAAATCCTCAATAACTTCTCTGCGACTTGCAGCAGTCAACTGCATAAAAGGAACAAAGTTACTACTACCAAGAATCACAACTTGAGTAAATGACCTATAGTTCATCTTAAGAACATTTTGCTCAAGCCATCTCTGCTGATCAATCGAAGATGCTTCTTGGTTTAATACTTCTCCATTTTTATAAATTTCAAATACTGCTGGTTTGATTCCTCTACAAACTTTCCAATTAATAGTTCCAATTGAAAACTCAATTTCAACTAAACAATCTTTTTCATTTGTAGAATTAATTAATTGAGGTTTATTAATTCCACGAAAAGATTTTCCAAATAAAGAAAAAGTAAGTGCATCAAGAACAGTACTCTTTCCTGCTCCATTCGCACCAACAATCAATGTAGTATTTGATTTATCAAAATCAATCTCAGTAAACTGATTTCCAGTAGAAAGAAAGTTTTTAAATTTAATTTTTTTAAACAGTATCATTTTCGATTGGAGGTATCACAATATCATTAGAGTCAAAGATTATGTAACTGTGTCCATGCAGTTCACATACTTGTAGTATCAGTTCTTTATCAACTTCAATTACATTCATTTCTGGACTACCAGAATTTTCTAGCATCATAGCAAAACGAGTTGCATCATCTTCTTCCTCAAAAATATAAAGAACTTGTTCTTCAAATTCATTTCTTACAGAATATGCACCTTCATCTTCTCTTCCATCAATAGTTATTATAAACATTTAGAACACTTCGCAAGACTCCCGATAAACTTCCTGAATCATGTTTTTTAGAATTGATTTATCTAATTCGTTTTCGGATTCGGTAATATATCTATTCAAGATAGAAAGAGTATTCTCAGACTGAACATCTTCTGATATCTCTTCTCCTTCAACTACCTGAAAGTTTTCTACAATTTTTACTTCAGCAGGATTTTGTAAGTAAAGATGTTCTATGTATTTTTCAAACTTGGTTTGATTTTTCTTTTCTCGAACAACAACCTTTACGATCTTATTTTCAAAGTCTTGTTCTTTATCCATACCATCTTCAACATAATCAACTAGTTTAAAGATACTATATGGATTATCTATCGGAAAATGTTCCAGAGTTTCTGTATCAAAGATGGTGAATCCTCTCCTATCACCAACATCTGACCAGAACATTTCGTATGGATTTCCCAAGTAGAATATTCTTCTATCATCCGATCTAGTGTGGTAGTGACCAGAGAAGACTTTGGTGAACTTTGAATATAACTTGCCGTCATGACCATGATCCATGACGATTTGTTTATTAACTCTAAATCCGTTGAGCTCAAGGTGCCCCATCGCGATTTCGCAAGTTGTATTTTTAATAAGTTTGAAAGATTGCGTCTCATTGTTTTCATTAATCCAAGGCAAGAATAGGATATCTAATCCACCAATCTTAACCTCTGTTGGTGAGGAATAAGTCTTAATGTTAGGATAAGATTTAAGAAGAAGTTCTGGGGAATTGACTTGACTAGTGTTCTTATAATAAGTATCATGATTACCAACCATAAGATGAACCTTGTAATTAGACAAGGGATCAAAGACAACTCTTTTTGCCCATTCTAAACTTGCGTAATCAATGGTTTTGCGAGCATCAAAGGCATCACCCATGTGGATGACTGTATCTATCCCGTACTGTTCCAGCGTCGGGAAAAAGACAGTTCTATAAAAGTTCTCAAAGTATTCTTCAAATACCTTAGAACCTTTTTTAAACCCATAATGAGTGTCGGTGATAATCGCTAAACGCATTCAATAACGAAGTTTGATTTGAACATTTTCTTTAATACTATTATAGTCCGAATAGTTTGATCCGTCAATAGTGTTGTCATCACAAAATACTTCACTGAAACCAGTCTTTTCTATAATCTTATTTTTAATTTCTAATTGTCTTTTCTCTTTTGCAATTCTTCTCAAAAAAGCATAAGTAATAACTTGTGTAAAGTATGCAAAAGGATTGGATGATTTATCTGGATTAAAATTCAATACGCATTGGATACAATTTTCAATTCCATCAGAAACCATCTCATCAATAAAAATGTAGTTGATAAAATTAGTTTTATATGATAGATGGGTTGCCATCTTAATAAAACAATCTCCAATGTACCGTGGAACTTGAGGTTTATTGGGACTTTTCCACTTTTTTAATTGCTCAATTTCAATCTCTGGATTTTCCTTGACTGCTTCTGTCATCACAAGATTTCTGTATTCAATCAAAGAAGCAAGAAATTCTTTATTATTTACATAGTGTTCAGACTTTTTTCTTTTAGGCATTGTTCCAACAGTAATCATATAGTTTACTAATCTAATTATCTATAAATTATAGCATTTTTACTCAGAATAAACAAGAGTTGACATTACCTGTGGTTTAAGTGTATAATCTGTTTGTCAGGTTCGGATGAGGTTACTTAGCTATTATTAAAGAGTTGACATTACCTGTGGTTTGAGTGTATAATCTGTTTGTCAGGTTCGGATGAGGTTACTTAGCTATTATTAAAGATCTTCTCTAAAGACTTCTTGGCATCATTTACATTAGAGAGATATCCCATCTTTCTTGATGCTGTCTTCTTTGTTGGTTCATTATCACCAAATTGATTAAATTGCTCATACATGGAAATCATTTCTATATCATTATTTTCAGATAATGCTAAAACATCATTAGTATCAATAATCAATAAAGTATTTTTTGTGGTCTTGAGCCAAGGTTCTATTTTGTAACCATTCAATCCTCTTCTGTTTTTTAATTCAGTAACAGTAATAGGAGAATTCAAAAGGAGCATAGTTTTATTCTCATCTTTTGATGCCATTACTTTAGCAAAGATTTCTTCTCCTGTTTTAAGTTTGACTGTTGAATAGAAATCTTCTTCTAATGGTTTTCCACTAAAGAGAACTGTTTCTGGAATTGTTTTTTTCTTTTCTTCTTTTTTATTAAATATCTTACTTAAGAAGGTATTCAATAAGTTTTTTATTTTCTTCATTCTTTTATGTTAATAGGGATTATCTCATAGTTAAAGTTTTCTTCATTGTAGATTTTAATTCTTTCTATAAAATGATTTAGGGTATAATTTTTTCTTGAATTGTAAGTACAATCATCAGCAATATCATAAAGAACTGCTTTAGTCTTGTTTTTTCCTTTTCTCAGTACTCTACCGATTGATTGTAAATTACGAATACGTGACTTGCTTGGGGAAGCAAAGACTACGTTATGAAGATTTTTAATATTAATTCCTGTTGAGAAAACTCCATAAGAAGCAATAATAATGGCATTATTTTCTTTTTCAGTAATTTCCCTTATTTCTTCTCTCTCAACAGTATTTACACCACCATGAACAAAGAAAACTTTTCTTTTTTCTTGTGCTGAATTATTTATGAGTTCAAATAGAGGTACACCATGCCCTTCAATTCGTGCAAACAGAACAAGAGTGTTTCCAGTTAAATCCAATACAAGATTACGAATAAATTTATTTCGTTTCTCATGTCCTATAATAAATTGTACTTCATCTTCAAAAGTTTCAAACTTCTGAGGTTTATGTTTCAAAGTAAGACACCGAATGTCTAATTTAGAAATGTGCCCCTTATCCATCAACTCTTTTGTTCTTGTCACTTTGTATGATGGACCAAACACCCCCTCTAAGACCCACTTATGCGTCTGTGTGCCGTCTAAAGTACCTGTGAACCCAAATCTATGCTTACATGAGTGTAACTTCGACATGATGCTGATTAGAGACTTACTCTTAAATAGATGTGCCTCATCACCAATTACCACTTCATAATCATTAAAGAACTTTTTCTCTAACTTGTAAATTGATTGCCAAGTTGTGATAGTAACTTGGTGTTCATTTGTTTTTTCTCTTCCACTATAAATTTTATGGCAGTATGACTCAGCATCCCAACCGTAATCCTCAAAGTCTTTGTACATCTGCTCTACTAGAGATGTCGTTGGAACAACTAAAAGAATTTTTTTACCTTTATCCACATAGTATCGTACAACAGAATAAATCATCAAAGATTTGCCACTTGCAGTGGGACTTATCAATAATTTTCTATTATACCTTAGAGCACCATATACTCCCTCAATTTGATAATCACGAGGAGAAAAGGAGCAAATAGAATTCATATAATCTTTCACACCTTCCATTGAGATTTCTTCATTTACTTCAAATGGAAGGCCATAAAATTTATTCTCCACAAATTCATAAGTGTAGTCATGAAGTTTTAATTTTGAAATAACCTTATCTAACAAACCAACATAGATTTCTCCAGTATGAATTGAAAGAAGACGAATCATTCCATCCCAATACTTACTTCTCATTTGAGGCATAAATTTTGCCCCTGGAACTTCAAATGTAAAGTATTCTTGTAGTTCATATAAAATATGAGATTCACATTCTAACTTAATGTAAACCTCATTCTTTTTGTGTATTCTTACATCACACATAACATAACTACGCCCGTTATGTGTATTTAGTTCATATTGTCAAATTGATATTCTAANATTAACCTATAAAAATTATCTCTCATTGCAATTAAATCTTCTTGCTCTTGTGGAGGACCACCAGACCATTTCTGAACTGCTTGTGATAATCCTGTATGAATTAATCGAATTGCTTCTATAGGTAATTCTAAATTATAATATTCTTCTTCCATTAACCTAAACCGGATTGAAATCTCATAAACTCTATGGAATTTTTGATTTGGTATGTTCTATTATGTATTTGCTTAAGTATGTCCTCAAGATATTTAAGCATTACATCATAATACTCCACCTTTAAAGAAACTCTAGATAATTTATTATCAGCATTCAAATACCTTTCCATGTCGTTTTTATCACGAACTTTCTTTTGGAATGGTTCATCAATATAAACATCAGGATCTGCTTTTCCAGAATAAAACTGATGTCTTTCGTGTTTTATTTTTCTTTTTTGTTGCTCTGAGTTTTTTCTTAAAAGAACTATGTTATTATATAAGTCAAAGTATTTTGCATGTAATGATGGAATTTTTAAAGATTCAGTATGAAGATTATCAATGTCAATTTTGGAATCCTTTTCCCACATGCTTTGTATCATTTCAAGATCAAGTGCCATAAATTAATCGTATCTCTTAGGTAGGTAATTTCCTTTTGCGTCAAGTATATTATACATCATATATTTAAAACTGACTTCTGCAGTGAAGTATTCCTCATCAGTATTTGTTGCATCAAAACTAAGTTCAGATAAACGATAAGGAAACATTCTTCTAAACGAAATTTGATAATTTAGATTATCATTACTTGTATTGATTAACAAAGTTCCATCAGAATACAGATTCATTTCTGTTCTATCTGGTTGTGTGAATTCTTCATTTGAATTTTGAAATTCATAAATCTGTTGAAGACTTTCTGGGAATCCTAATCCTCTCATCCAATTTTGAATTTCCATGTAATTTTTTAAATCTTCATCTACCAAAAATCTAATATTAAAATCATTAAATTCCATCATGTCACCAGGAATAGGAATGTTGTTAGTGTATGTCGATTGTTTAGCAACACCCAACTCTATTCCTGGAATGTTTACAGAATTTGTTAGAAATGCAACTTTTGGTGCTCTGTTTAGAGTAAATCTAAACTTAACAGATGATAAAAAATTTCTATTTTCTATTTGTCTTTTAGTACTATGACCGTATCTCTCTGCCATCTCTATTTTTTAATTATTTAGACAAAAAAAGAGGGTTCCGAAGAACCCTCTAAAAAAACATGTGTACCTAATGGATCACATAAGGTTTTTGACTTGAACCCTTCTGTAATAGCGGTTGCTATTTGAAGTGAGTCTGCCAAGACCCTGGTTAGAAACATTACCTTCAGCGAATGGGTTTGCGACCATGCCGTAGCGGGTCTTAAATCCAATTTTGGGCTGGAAGTTGTTCTCACCAACGGCACGAACCATCTGGAGAGGAACGTAAGGGCAGTAGAACATGCCTGCGTCATAAGGTGAAGAACCCTTATAACCAGCAACGTAGTACTGAGCGGCAGCACCATTTGCAGAATAAGGATCGATGTAGACGCGATACTTACCCATGAGAGTACCAGCAAAGGTATTGCCAGTATCATCAACGTTCAGGTTGGCGTTGAGTGCAGGGGTGTAATCGAGAACACCAGCCATGGTCAGTGCAGAAGCAACGTCTGCAGAACACAGGATGATGTTGCCCTTTCCTCTACGAGTGCGCTGGGCAATCGCGTTAGCATCACGCTCGATTTGGAACAGGAGACCTTTGAACTTCTCAACGCTCCAGCGACCGTTAGAATCAACGTCAAGGTCAAATACGCCTTGGTTAGCAACATTAGTTGCAGCACCTTGTTCAGCGGTCTTATAGATGGTTCTGATGACTTCGCGGTTGATTTCAGCAAGAATTTCGCTAGACAGAATGTTAGCGAGTTCTGCTTCTGCATTCAGACCGTGAATTGCCTTCAGATCTTGAGCAAGCTCAAGTGAATACTCAGCTTTCAGTGCGCGTGACTTAGCGGTCACGGTGACTTTCTCGATGCTGAATGCCATCTCAGCAAATGCTGAAGTGCCTTCAACTTCGCCAAGAGTTTCAGCATCACCGGTATTCATACCAGTACCGACGCTGTAATCTTCAGTACCAAGAAGACCAGGATTAGAACCTACTTGATCAGTACTACCAATACCAGTTGCACCAGCATAAGGAGCACCAACACCCAAATCTCTCTGAGCGTTCTGTCCGGAGAATCCAGTGTCTGCTTCGTCGAACAGTGCTTCAGTGCCACTCTGATTGGTGTAGCGTGAACGCATCGCAAAGATGAGTCCAGTAGGACCGTTCATTGGTTGAACGCCTGCAAGGTCATAAGCGACCAGGTTAGGCATAGAGCGTCTGATCAAGGAGATCAGAACGGGATCGAAACCAGCGACAGGACCACCTTCAGCAGATGAACCAGTGAAACCACCAGTACCAGCAGCGTTAGTTGGTGCCTCAGTCAGGAGTGAACCTGATTGAGCAAAAGCATTTTGCTCTTGTAAGAATTTTTCTTGGTTTTCGAGCAGGACAGCTGTGACGGCTCTTCTGTGAGGATCTGCGATTTTATCGAGACCTTCGTGCTCCAGAAGGGGTGCCCACTTGTCCTGCAGATGTTCGGAATGGAACATTGCGGTTTTACCTCTTTAGTGTGTTTGTTTAAATGTTAATGTCAGTTCTTAGACATTCTGGTCAGCATTTCGGCATATGATGCAACTCTGGGGTTATGAACCACTGAATCAACATCAACGCCTTCAGTTAGCGTCTCAGTTTTTGTCTGAGGAGCGGCAGTATTTGAAGGGAAATAAGATTCCTTCAATGCCACTAACTTTTCACGATATTCGTTTTCACTTCCAAACTCAACACTTTCGGCAAGTGAAGCGAGCTTCTCTTTCTGGCTCAGGGCAAGACCCTCAGCAATTTCTCCAAAGATTCCATCAGCAACCGACTCTGCGAGACGCTTGTTTAATGATACGTTCTTCTCGATCTGCTCGTTGAGTTTTGATTCCATTTCATCAAGTTTTTCTACCATGCTATTAAGTACATCATATTTTTCTTCAGGGATTGATACATAATGTTCTTCAAAAAGATTCTTAAGACCTGACATGAAGGACTCAGAGAGTTCTTCTTTCAGACCTTGCTCGACTGAGAGTTGATTTTCAGAAATCCACTCATCAGAAACATACTCAAGATAAGAATCTACACGCTCAGTAAGTGCTGCTTTAATTTCAGCAACTTCCTCAGTAAGTGCTTCTGCATACTGAACTTCAAGTGATTCCTTAATTTCGGAAACCTTAGTGTTCAGTGCTGCTTCGAATACGACCTTTGCTTTTTCCTTAAATTCTTCGGAGAGTTCTTCGTCAGTTTCAAGAATTGCATTTACATCTTCTTCGACGTTATATGCTTCTTCTGTAGATTCTTCTACTTCTTCTTCGGCAACAACTTCAGTTGCTTCCTCTTCGGTTTCGACTTCCTCTTCAGATACTACTTCTCCTTCAACTTCTTCTTCCTCTTTTACACCAGCAGGCATTGGATCTGCCTTACCAGCACCTTTATTCACAACGTCATTTACAGTTTTGAGTGTAGGTTCTTTCAACTTTGCTGAATCATCATCAGACTTATAATTCTCTGGTGTAGGGCCACCAAGATCTTCATAAGAACCAGCGATAGAAGTATCCATTGGATCTCCTGCCTTTGCATTTGCATTGACAGCAGTCTTGGATTGTGCTGTGCCTACTTCCATTTCGTGTAAATTTTCTCCACTAGACATTTGAACTCTCCGATGTTACCGTTTTTTAAAACTATATTTATTTATAATTTGTAAAGTTACACTATATTTGTTATAGTGAATTTAAGAACCTATCAAAAAGTTCTATCTTATTTTCTTCTAATTGTCTTTGTGTTGTTAACTGATTAATCTGCCTACGAGCATTCTCTGCAAGTCGTTCTCTTAAAATGCCTCCATCCCAAATCCACTCTTTACCTTCCATAATTCCTTGGACAAAAGCATCAGGTGCCGAAGGATCAGCAACAATGTCTGCTGCTGTTGCAAGCATAAAGTCTTCACCGACTTGCTTGTATCCTTCTTTAGTTGCAGTTAGAGAACCAATACCACGAGAAGAAACACCAAGAGTGACACCATCTTTAAGAAGAGATTCTGCAATCTTACCCATTGGTGTTGACAGAATCTGTGCCTTTCCTACAAAGTTGTTGCCTTCTCTTCGAAGATCAACAATCTTATGTGAAACTCTATCGAGATTTACAGTAGGACCATCGGGATGTCCAAGTTCTCCAAGAGCACGTCCTTTCTGAACATACTGTTCATTGTAACGCTTTACCTCACGTTCCATAATAGAACCTGGATAAAGTCTACCGTTACGATTGACTTGCTCTGATTGTAGAAAGATTCCTTTAATAAAAAGATTCTTTTTACCATTGGATTCTTCTGTAAGAACTTCTACTCTTTCTATTTCTTCTCTGATTAGTTTCATTTGTTTAACCGGTAAATCCTACTTTTGCTGCTTTTACTGTAACTGCTGATGCCCAAATTAAGTCTGCTCCAGACTTCTCAAAAAACTCAACAGAATCATTTGGTACTGAAACTGTTGATGTATCTGCATAACCAGCATTTGTACTTTTAGCAATACTTACAGTTGCAGTAGTGCCAGCACCATTATGTACTCTAACTACAGTTGCATTTGAAACTGTAAGTCCGCCTGCTTGGTTTAAACCAAGAGCTACTTCATCACCAATTAATTTTGTTCTTGCCATTATTATAATAAAATACTTTAATTATTATTTATTATTCTTCAGTTTCTACTTCTCCATCACCAAATACATTATTTGATACTGATGGTTTTATTGCACTGACTCTCTCATGTGCTTTTGTATAAAGAACATCTTTAATCTTGTCACTAATATTCGTTGGTGTTTCGTCACCAATAATCATATCCATTAATTCATCCATAATTTTTAAGGTAGTAGTTTTTTTTATTTATACTTAAATCTCTCCACCTTCTGGTGCAGCGACTGGTTTTTCATCAATTTCTGGTTCAAGCGGAACTTTCCCCATCTCTCCATTTACAGTATCAGTAGGCATTCCAGTTTCAGGATCAACCATCATTGCAGGATCAGTAATCTTTCCTTCTTCAATTTCTTTTTCGATAATCTTATCTTGCTCAATAATCTCTTGATCTGTTTGACGAAGAATGTGTCTTCTTACATAATCCTGAGAATAATACTTTCCAACATAAGGTTCTGCTGTAGCAACCAAATTCAATCGTTCAGTTAACAACTCAGACTCTTTGAGTTCTGAGAAGTGATTATCATACAGGAAATCATACTGAATGTGCTCAGACATTTTATTCCAATCTTCTGGAGTTACAATGTTCTTCAGAATTAATTGAGTTTTAAGTATATCATTGAACATATTCGAGAATCTTTTTCTCAAACGTCCAACAAATTTAGTAAACTTAAGTTCATCTCTTAAGATTTCAGAAGATCTGCCCATGTTAAACCCACCTTCTCCATCCATTCTTGAGGGTGGAACATTGAGTGATCTGTATAGTTTTTTCTTAAAATATTCAATATCAGTGATTTCTCCAAGATTTTGGCCTCCTGGCAAAGTTGTGATTTCTGTTCCCCTTCCGCCTTCTCTGCGAGGCAACCAAAAATCTTCAAGCATTGACATGTATTTTTTGTCATCTCTAAGTTCTCCTGTATTAGCATCATAAACCATCTTATTTCGATAGCGCATCATAACATCTCTAAGATATTGTTCTGCTTTTACCTTTGGAAGATTTCCTACATCGATGTAGAAAATACGACGCTCTGGTGCTCTTGATAATCTATAGATTACCAACGAATCCTCAATCATACGAAGTTGATTGATTGATTTGATTGATTTATGAAGATATGAAAGTACTGTATTCTTATTTCTATCTACAAGACCTGAAGTGCAATAAGTGATTGCATCTTTTGCAATCTTAATTCCTCCGGTATTTGTATTTCCATAACCATTTTTTAGTTTTGGATTGTATTGGAAATACTCTTCAATTTCAGGAAAATCCATGTCCATTGGACTTTGGGACATGTTATTAGCAATTATTTTGTTTGGATCAGTTTTCTTTTGCTGTCTAACATAACGCATCTTAAGTGCGTCAATGTATCTAAGTTCTTGAATCCCATCTTGAGGATTCTTTAAATCGATTACTTTATGATAATAAAGTCTTCCGTCAATATACCAATTCCTATAGATCTCATGAGATTTTTTATCAAAGTCTAAAATTTCTAAGATATTTTTAAACTCTTCTCTAATTTTATTTTTAAGACTATCACTTGCATTCAAATTAGATAGTTCAACCTGAACTGGACTATCGTAAGTATCCGAAACAATTGCTTCATTTACAATGTCTTCAATAGCACTATCCACTTCTGGATGAAGTGCCATCTCTCTATATCTACGAATTAAGTCCTGTTCGTTTTTATAAACACCTTCAATGTCTACAGAAGTACCAAAAAAACCACTCGTCAAATAATAGTCAACCCCATCCTCGTTATTTTCGGGGATGGGGGATACTATTGAGGGTGGTTTTTGTTCTGTATCTTTTACTGAAAATCCAAATAATCTAGACATTAATATAATTTAGAACTTTGATTGTTCTATTATTTATCAAGACTCAAGTCCTGCCTCACTTACTTCAGTTTCATTTTCTGCTTCAACTGGATACCAGAATTGTACTGCAAAATCAACAGTAAATTCTTCAACAGTATCTGTGCTGTCATAAGAAAGATCAATAGCAGAAACGTTGACTGGATAAATGTCAACAAATCTGTATTGTGCCAAGATTTCAGCATTACCTGGAGTTCCAGCACCCTGCTCTCTAGAAACAGCACCTCTACCAAGTTGATAAACTTTGGCATTTCTCATGTAATCAATTGGATCTGTAAGTCCACTGTGGTCAGAATATTGTGCAATAGATTGCATCCAACCTTCCATTGCCCGTCTAATTGCAAAATCTTCATCATTCATAATGGTGACAGACCAGTTATCAAATGTCCTGTCGCCAGCAACTTTAAACTGTCTTCCTCTGAAAGGAATTTCAATTGAAGCAACATTAGACGCTGGAAGAGCAGCGGTTTTGCATAAAAACTTGGAATCAAGTTGAGCATCTGTATCATTGTTCCAAGATACTAAACCCTGTGGATCTCCAGGAATTTCTCCTGGGAGAACCACTTCAAATAGGTTGGGGCGAGCGCCGCCCCCATTAAGTGACTTTTTAAAAGAAGATAAACTTCTGAATGGAATTGACATTTTATTTTCTCCCTGATGGTTTTGTTAGTTTACGTCAAACAGTTCCTGCGACTTCTTCAAATGCAACTCCAGTTCGTGTTGCGACGAATGTGAGTGTTACATAATTAATTGATTTAGCTGGCTTCAGGAAGATGTCAGCTCTAAACTCATTGTTGTCAATAATGTCTGGAGTGTTATTGGATTCATCACACTTAATTAGATAACCATAAAGACCTCTCTTAGATTGAATATCTCTAAGGAAAGGTTCAACGATGTTTCTAAAGTTTGCTCTCGTAATCTCATCATTCAATTCGAACAGAACTGTTTCTGCAGTTCTTTCAAGTGCTTGCTCAACATAGATGAACAATCTACGAACATTAATTCTATCAAACGCTGATGCATAACCAAGAGCGGTTTTATCACCAAATAGTAAGATTCCAAATCCAGGCTTATTAACGATTGCGTTAATTCTCTTGGGATAAAGTCTATCTCTTTGTGCTTTATTTGGATTATATGCAAGTTTAATTGAATTATTCAGAATACCTCTTTGCTGTCCAGCAGGTGAGAACCAAGGATAAGCAAAAATTGAAGTTCTTACACAAAGACCAGCAACATCTGCGTTACATGGAATGTAACGGAACTTGTTATTGAATCTATCAAAGGTATACTTATAACCACTATCTAAAATAGCGTATGATGAGGAAGAAATAGGAGCAAAAAACTCAACAATGTTATTGGTAATTTGTTCCGTTGTCAGATATCTTGCTACTGATGGTGCAGAAGGATCTGGATCAGAAACAACGTCATATCTATGTGGAGAAATTACTGCAACGCAATCTTTTCTTGATCCAGCAAGAGAGATTAGTTGATTTGCCTTTGCCTGAGACAAGTACTTGGTTTCAAGTCCAGGTCCCATAATTAAGTAATCAACTTCAACTTCTTCTTTATTCTCAAATAGATTGTAAGAAGTTGTTAAATCTCCAAGCGTTGCTTTAAGACTTCCTGACTTACCATTTTGACCAGTCAGGTAATCAGTACCTCCACTAAGTTCATAAGTAACGTTACCCATTACACTGAAAGTAGCATCTTGAACTGCTAAGTTCCAGAGACCATCTGCTACAGTGTCGTTTACATTCCAATCATCATAGATTGAAGATGTTGCATCAGTTTCAAAGAATGTTTGATAAACTCTTTCTGAGTTTCCATTATCTGAAGGATTGTCTCCAGCATAAACATAAGCAGAGTATTGTGCAAGATACTCTTTCCACCAAACTCTAAGTGATGGATTTACTGAAGAAATTGTATCGATTCCTTTGGAAAGGAATAAATGCTTTTCTAGAATGTTACCTTGAACTCCAGAAATATCTCCGGTGTCATCAACTATAACAATATGAATCGCATCATGTTTTGAGTTTCTATCGTTTGCAAACTGAGTATCAGTTGGTTTTGGTGCAATTGATTTCCATAAAATTGTAGTATTATCAAGTGCCAATGTCTGATTGTCATACCAATCAGACACATCATCAGATACTGTTGTAACTGATGTTAAGGCAACACCAACAGAACTCATGAGTTGAACAGTATCTCCATCTTTGATGGAAGTTGCTCTGTTCTTTTCATCATAAGAAATTTTAGTAACAGTGTCGTTAGTAGTATCTACTCTCTCAACAATCTTAACGTCGATAGAGTCTTCGCTTTGACCTGTTACAATTCCTTTAAGAAAACCAGTAAAGGATGAAGTTGTTCCTACTCCAGGAAGAATTGCATCTACTACTGAAACACTAACACCAAGACCAACTGCAGTTCCGCCAGCGCCAACTGCCTGGAGGACACTTGCACCCAGTTTAATTGTTTGGTCTGCTTTATCATCAATAAAACAAACTTTTAAACTATTTGACCAAGAACCAGGATTTTTTGCTGCAAAGACGTAATTCTTACTGTCATCAGACTGATTTGCATTATAGTCATCGAAGTTCTTAATCTTAAGTGCGGCATTGCCTACAACAGAAGAACCTTCTTGGTTATCACTATAAACACCGTTTGTGCTGAAAGTTAGGTCGTATGTCCCAGAACCTCCAAATGCAGTTCCATCGATGATGATGACTTCATCATCAGTAAATCCTGTACCGCCATTAGTAACTGTAACCGCAACATCTGCAGTTGTGATACCAGAAACTACAACTTGGAAAGTTGCATTCTCTCCAGAACCACCATAAGTTACTGATGCATCTCCACTAGAAACTGAGTAAGTTGCTGAAGCAAAGTCTGATGCAGTTGTTCCAATTCCTATACCATCAGCAGAAATAATTTCTCCACTGAGAACTCTCTTAGCATTAGCATTTACAAGGTCATCGCCATCGGTCCTTACAACTTTCATCACTCCACCATAGGAGAGGAATGAAGAAGCACTCATCCAATATTCATATTGTCCGTCAAGACTATTTGGTTTTCCAAAAACATCAAGCAATTCTTGCTCAGTGGTAATATTAATTGGTTCATCTACTGGACCAATTGTGAATGGTCCTGCAATAGCACCAATGTTATCAACTACATTATCAGCTCTTCCTATAGTTAGGTCAACCTCCCTGGATAATACTCCAGGAGATAATTGAGGAGTCGCCATTTTATTCTCCTTTTTGATCTCTTATTGACTAAATTTATTTATTAAAAAGTAGTATTTCGTAAGAGGAAACTGTGCGTGAACTACCAATCTGGATATTCCCAGTTAAAATTTAAAGATTTTTTCTTTGGTTTATTTTTTCTTGTCTCCATAATTCTTGTTATGGTGCAATTTTTACATTCATAAGAATATGAAGATGCATTATAATTTTTTTTCTTAGTTCTATAGAAACCATCAATTAAATCTTTTGTTTCTCCACATATCCTACAAGTTCTTTCCGTTAAGTAAAGATGCTCTAGATTAAAATGATCATTTATGTCCATCACCGATATTCCCACATGTGCGACATATCTCCATACTCATCAGTGAACCATCTATCTCCATTTTTATCCACAAAACTAGTTTCACTTAATCCATCATCCATAAAACCAAATGGTGCCATGTCTTGTTCAATTTGGTTTTTTTGATCTTCATATAATCTCTTACGAACATCCTGATCAGTAAGTTCTTTAAAATAATCCTGTGAGACTAACCAAGCGTAAATGACTAAACACATTGCTAAGTCATCATTACACCCTTCTTCTGCTTCAAATGAATTGTGTTTTTGAATAAAGGTAGTAAGTTCTGAAATAATCTCATAGTCATTGAAGATAAGTTTATCTTCTTCAATTATCGTCTTGAGATTAAGAGATCCAACTTTCTTAACTGTTTTGGACATCTTGACACCAAGTTGAGTTTTCTTTCCAGAAAAACCTTGACCTACAATTTGACCTGCTCTACCCCTCATGGAACACATAAGAAGATTTTGATATTCTAAGTCGTATTGAAGAATTGATGCTACTTGATCACCAATATCATTAACTTCGCATAGAATAAATGCACTATTATAACTTTTTGCTACTTCATAAATGATGTTTGGAAATAACATCGGTTTTATTTCATTATTCCTATACTTTGCAACTACTCTATGCGGGAATTCTGTGATGTCCACAACAACAAAAGCGGAATAATCTTCACTAACTCCTCTTGCTACATCAACAGTCATTGCATAATCGTGATCTTGTTTAGAGGTTTCATACACATCCAATCCTGCATTTCTTTGGATTGGATTATCGTAAATAAGACTTCTGAGTTTTGATGGTGCAATAAGAGTATCAACAGAACCTAAAAACTCACATTCAAACTCAACTTTAAACTGTGATTCGGAAGTGTTTGCAATCGTGGTCTCTTTCCATTTGGAATCTCTTCCAGGGACTTCTGACCAATGAACATCAGTTGGAATATATTCATTCTTCCCTTTTTCTGCATCGTGCCAATACCTATAAAAATGGTTCATCCCGTGAGGGGTAGAAACCATGATTACTTTGGTGCTTTTACCAGAAGTAATAGTAGGATAAACAGAGGCAAAGAACGAGTCAGCAATGTGATTTGGGACGAACGCGAATTCGTCGAGAAAGAGGATGTTAAATGACATACCTCGGACAGCACTCGCAGACGTAGAAGCTGCCAATATCTTACTGCCATTTTCTAATTCAATAGAACCTTTATTCCATGATATAATACCCTGTTGCATCCACTTTGGTAAGTTTTCATAAGCAGTTGCAAGTCTTTGTAACAATTCCCTTGCAGTTGCTGCTTTGTTTGCCAGTATACCGATGTTTACGCTATCATTAAAAATAAGATAATGAAGTAAGTAAGATATAACAGTAGTACTTTTTCCCGTTTGACGAGGCATTTTGCAAATATTAAATCTGTTCTCATGAAACCTATTAATGAGTTTCTCTTGGAAATCATAAGGATGGAACTGTGTCAATCCTTCATCTAGAGAAACAATTTTGATATAGTTATTTGCAAAATAAACAGGGTTTTTTCTGCATTCAACAAATTCTTCAATTTGCTCCTGAGTAAACTCAATTGCAGTGTTTGCTTTTTTTAATAATGGATTGCCAAGATATACGTCACTCATAAAAATAATTACCTTTGTTCGATCCAGTTCAATACGGCAAGTGCCTTTTTATTTGTACCAGGTGCTGCACAAGCAAGAGTGTATATATCACTGATTGTTCCAATACCACTTCTACCAATTTGTAGTTGTGCTTTTTCATCAATAGGAGTTAGAGCCGATCCACCAGAAATTGTAAATCCACTAAGGATAGTATTCCCACCAGTTATAGCAGTAGCACTTGTATCATATTGCATAAAGGAGTTTGGATCTGAATCATCTGTCCAATTTGCACCAGTTAAGGTTGGGTTCTCAATTAATCTCCAATAGACATTAGTATTATCATTCGTTGCTGCTTGTAGAGATCTAATCAGAGCAACAGCACCTAACTGACTAGCTTTCAATCTGAGACTTATAATTGGATAGAATGTATTTGCACTTTGCATCGTAGTCCCTGCAATGGGATTAGCAATACTTTCAAGAATACCAAGTTTCTCTGGTTCACCTTCTTGAATTAGAGAGTTAGATCCTTGATACAGGTAATGAGTTCCAGCAACACCAGTTACATTTTCAATCTGAACACGAATGGGTAAGAATGGTGTAGAACACCAAACAGTGTCATTAGTATTTGAGTTCTCAAATGTATGAGACGGAATTGTCTCATTTTTCATTAACCATGCAAACTCTACAAGACCAG